GCACTAAGGGCAGAAGTCTTTTGATTGATAGCATTGTTTGCCTCCAATAATTTAGTAGCATTTAGGTTCAGTTCTTCAGTCAATTTCTGTTCTGTTTTACGAGATTCTTCGTTCTTTTTAGCAATAGCGATCTTCATGTCGCCATCACGTTCTAGCCATCCATAGTGGTGTCCTACCCTGTAAGACCCGAATAAAGACACTAGAACACCCACAATCAGCCACGGGAGAGGTAAAGGTAACATTATTCAGCCTCTTTTCTTGCTTGAGCCAACTCTTCACGCTCTTGGTCATCTTCTAGGTGGTCAGGAGGGGTAGTTGGAGGAGGGCCAGGTGTCCAACTCTCATCCAACTCAGGGTTCTTCCAAACAGGCATAGCACCGAAAGGTTGAGAAGGCAAACCATAGGCAGATTGCGGAGGGGCATAGGACGAATTAAAACCGCCCATAGAGCCTTGATAGCCCATTGGTTGACACATTGGTTGCGTTGGAGGATTAAACGCCTTAGAAGCACTAGACATAGCCCGTTTGCCAATAACTCCACCGATACCACCAACGATCAAGAGAACAATGTCGTTCAACATCTTGGTATAGGCTTGGTCAATCGGGGCCATGCTTTTGATAGGCTGAGTCACAAAAGTGACCGAGTAGAGCAAAGCACCAACAATAAACATGAGGATAAGCGTGACTGCAATCACGACAAAGCCCCAAATTCTTACCTCGATCTCTTCAGTTGTTAGGTTTAACTTCGTCAACTTTTTTCTCCAAGATTGGTGCAACTAAATATTCAGGGCAGGTCTGAGTGAATTGGCATCTAGGTTTCTGGCAAGGTTCAGCATGGAAATTGTCTGGGTTCTGACAAAAATACCGATATTTCTCATCACAACCAGTTAACAGTAAAAGAAGCAATATGTATCTCATACCTTAACATCCACTTTAGCCCATTGAGTCTTAATCTCTTGGGCTTTCTGTTGTTGTTGAGCTTGTCTGCTTAACTCTGCCAAGCGCTTCATATTCTGTTGGTGGATCACTCGGTGAGCCTCTGACAACATTTGAGCATTCTGTTGGTAAGTGGTGATTCTCATTTGCCCAATCCAACCTTTCCAAGTAAAAGATTAACAATTCTGTCTGACAGATCATCAGGTAAGAACTTCAGAAAACCCAAGAAATAAAGTGCCACTACCCCGTAAACGAAGATTTTTAAGCACAAGTCAAAGGTCTTCTGGTACTCATTCATCTGCCACATCTACGAGTCGTTGCACAAAATTCCATCAACTCATTTACACCAACAAATACCAAGAACAACACAAACGCACAACCGCCAATAATCATGGCTAGTTCGTTCATTTCTTGCTCTTTCTCTTTGGCTGCTTTCTCGGCCTTCTTTAAAGCACTAATCTCTTTAGCGTCTGCCAAGTCCATCTCTGCTTGACGGGCTTTAATCTTGTTCCAGACATCAATCTTGCCTGTCTGCATGAAGAGCATCTTTAACTCTTCCTCAAACGCCCTAGCTTGTTCTAAAGCCATCTCAATCTGCAAAGCCGTACCCATGTTCGAGCCTTTGCCAGACTGTTTAGCCTGAAGCATTGCTTTTGTAGCTACAGACTTAGCGTCAAATAGCTTGCCAATCATGGGCGCAAGTGAACCTAGGTCTTGGGCAACTCCCGCTGCCTTCTTGACCATTGAAATAGCTGACTGTATGCCAGCTAGAGCAGAAATTGGATCGATCACTTCTTTCTCTCCCACTTGAGACAGACTACTCTGCGATTAAACACATCGCCAGTCCAAGTCCATTTAATACATCGGTACTCTATGGTTGCCGCCAAGAGAAAGGCGATCACGGAAATGCCCAAACAATAATATAACTACAAAAGATTACAAAACAAAGAACTAAGGCCGAAGCAATGATTGCTTCAACCCAATCTTTCATGTCAATCTCCTAGAATACCAGTGGCACTTCCAACAGCCGCAGCACCAGTTAGCAAGCCAGTTTTTGGCTTTCGCGCTCTAAGATTTAGTTCTCGCAAGATTGCCGTCTGCTCTACTGGATCAACAGTAAACAAGCGTTTTTGCAGAGCCTCTGAACTTTCACTGCTTATGCCTTTTGCTCTTGACAGCAAGGCCGAGCCACCAGCTCTAAGCATACTTACAGGGTCACTTGTTACAACTGCTTGTGCAAGTGAACCCAAAAGGTTGGCTTGCTCACGCACCGCCTGATTTTCATCTGTTCTAGAACCTGCAAGAACACGCTGCTTAGTTTCAGCTTGACGATTCAATCCTTTTACATATTGAGAAAACTCAGTGTAAGAGTCCTGTGCAGACTTAACTTTGCCATTGGCATCAACAGTATCAGTAAAAGCATTTCGCAACAATAGCTTTTGCTTTTCTGATTTAAATACTTGCTTGGTAAAGTCACCACTTTTGTAATCTATAAGGCGTTCATTGACATCAGCCATCACCCCCAAACGAAATGCTTCTTTCTCATCAGAAGTCATTTTTTTGATTTTAGATGCGGCTTCTGCTGGGTTGAGTGTTTGATATTTTTCGCCCATACTAAAAGCCTTTTTGATGCGTTCTGCATCAGCAAATTCTTCATTTGCTTTTCTGTAATCATTATTGAGTGATTTAATTAGATCGTTAAATTCATCTTTAACTTTAACAACTGTAGCGCCATACTTGGTCATTTTTCCTGTTAAAGCATCAGTATTTGAATCAACTACTTGGTCTAAGCCAATTTTAATTTCATGCAATATTTCAGTAGGAACAGACTGAGCGTTGCGTATTGATTCAAGTGATGGTAATTTTTTACCTTGTGCATCAGCATTTTTTACGGCATTAGCATAGGCGTTTTTAAATAAATCTCGATCTACATATTGACGAAACGGACGAGCATCAATATCTTTGCTGTACGCTAGTGGGTATGCTTGGCTTGCCAGCCGTGACTGATTTGCCGCCAATGCCTCAAGATATTCAAAACCATTGACATTTTTAGCCAAGCCAGCTTTTTCAACCAAGCCCTGCACAATGTTACTGGGTTGGTCAATAAGACGATTTTCAAGGAATTCTTTAGTAGCACCTTTGACTTTGGATTGCACAACGTATGCGCTGTAAGCCAAGTCGTTAAGGCTTTTACCCAAGTCAGCAATGACCGGATTGGGAATGCCAATGCGGCGCAGTTCATTCAATGCTTGCTGTGCTTCTGTTGGCGAAAGATTGTCTTTTTGGAGATAGTTTGCCAACATCTTTGATGCCGCAGTCTCTTGATCGCCAATACCCGCAGAGTTCAAGACATTCTTGATAAGAGTGCCTGCACCCTTTACGACAATTGGCACAGAGCCGCCTAGAACGCCGCCAAACACGCCGCCCATTGCAGTCTCTGATCCTTCATCCTTCTCAGCAAAACCATAGCCAGAGGCCGCGCCTGTAGTTGTTCCAATTGCAGCACCACGAAGCAGTTGCCCCAATGTAGTTGTGCCTGTAATTAAATCTTGAGTTTTGGGAGCAAGTTTTGCCACCTGTTTGGCAATACCAAGGGGAGCGATTAAACTGCCACCAATTTCTGCACTTGTTTTAACAATGGGAAAATCCATGCCAAACTGTTTTTGTTGCTCACGCAAAAGATTGCGCTGTTTCTCATACTCTGGCCCACTGATTGAGCCAGTTCTAAGTGCCGCCTCAATTTCTTCAAGTGTTCCAAAGGTCAAGCCTTGACCCACAGACCTAAGAGTCTCGGCTGGCCCTGAGTATTCTACGGGCGAACCAAGGACTGATTTAAATGCCTGTGGTTGTTCAGCAAGTGGTGCATCTTTGTAGTCAGCCATTATGGTTTTGTCCTTCTCTGTCCTTCGGGGTCAATGAATGCCGTTCCTGATGGGAACTTTGGATTTTTAAGAAACCTTTGATAGTCAGCATTGTCAATAATCTGAACATCAAATTTAGGTACTTCAATTGGACGCTCTGGGTCAGGGAAATTAGCATTCTTTCTACGTCGCAATACATCATCAGAAGCGTTCTGAGTACGACGTACATTGATTTCAACCAAACGCCTCATTGCCGCTGCAGCCGCCGCAGGAGACTCTGAACTTTCAAGTTCTTTTGCCGCCCTTACAGCATCACCTTCAGTTTGTGTGCCTTTGTTTAAGCGCAGACTCTCATTGGTCAATACCTTCAAGAACTTATCATAATCTTCTCTTGCAATAACATCAGGGTCTTGTGAGCCAAATGCTTGCCTTGTTCTAATACTAGCTCTATCTTTCAGACCAAACTTGATGTCACCAGACTTGATTCTGTTGATGAAGTTGTTGGCATCAGATGCTAAGTTTGTTGCGGCAGTTGCAGTTCCATAATCTGCCTCTTCCTCTTTTGCAAGATAAGAAGGTAGTGGCTTGCTTCTAGCGGCTTCTGCTTTACGATCTGCTTCTGCTTTCTTCATATCCTGTTGGAAAGCAATGTTCTGCGCCTGCAATGCTTGATTGCCTTGTTGAATCAAAAGGCTTTGACGAGAGTTCTCAAGACCTTGAGACCTTAATGAAGCAAGTGTGTCTTGATTGTTTTTAATCTGCGCTTGATTTTGTTCAAACTGACTAATTCGCTGAGTCATCTCAGCCAACTCTTTAGCTTTTGCATCAACCTTTTCAGGATCAAGAATTCCCTTTTCAAGACTAGTTGAATACTGTTTTGCAAGTGTTTGAACAGTCTTTGGAATGGTTTGATCGTCAATAAACACTTTAAATGGATTGTCTTCTGTAGCACCCATTGCGCCAATCCTACGCAAATCAGGAATAACTTTGGCAAACTGAGAGATTGCCGCCTGTCCTTGCGGGAACGACAACAGTCTATTTTTTACCTCTTCATTAACACTACCATCTGGGTTCTTCAACTGTGTTATTAAATTTTGAGCCATTCCCTCAAGACCACGGGCTTGCATTTGAGCGCCACGTTGGGTCAAATAATCCTCATTCTTCATGGCTTGCATACGGGCTTGTGTACCTTGCTCACGCAAAGCAAGGGCTGCCTGTGCATCACCACTTTGCAATGCCATTTGTGCGGCTTGAAGGTATGAGTCTGGATTGCTTGGGTCAATCATTCCAAGCAATTGCTGACGTTGCGTAATCATCTTCAACTGAGGGTCTTCTATGCCCATAGCACCTGCAATAGCACCACCAAGCCCTCTAGCACCCGCATAGGTCATTGCCGCACCACGAGCCGCAGGGTCTAATTGGGCAAGCTCAATTCCCTCACGCAAAGAACTTCTACGTTGTTGTTCACCATACATTTCAGGTGTTAGGCCAAAAAGACCCGCTACGATATTGTCTGCCATGATGATTCCTTACAAATATAAGCCAAGGTCTTGATTGCCATAATAGTTACCAGTACCAAATGTTGTTGCTGGTGCACTCATAGCGGTTGTTGGTACATTACTAAACAATCCACCCAATAGTTGACCAAAAGCGGGATTAGAAGCAACACCACCCAATGCAGTAGAGTATGGGTTGGTAGTAGCGGCAGCACCTGTAGCCAATCGTTGACTAATATTTGCACCTTCTAAGCCTAAAGCACCAGCCCTAGCACCCGCAGTAGATGCTGTTTGACCAAGAGTCGCACCCATTTGGAAGGGTTGTTGACCCAAAGCCTCAAGCCCTTGAACCTGACCCATAGCAGTCGTGTAAGGAGCGTAAGCGGCTTGTTGACCACCATAGTACTGACCCATAGTCTGTGCGCCTGTACCAAGCAATCCCGCACCAAATGCAACCTGTTGTTGACCAGCTTGTTGAGCTTGAGCCGCCAATTGAGCCTCTTGTGTAGCACGAGCGTTATACAAAGCCTGTAGTTCAGGAGTAGTAGCACCCAAAGTACCGCCTTGAGCAACCGACAAACCACCACGACCTTGTTGTTGAAGTCTGTTTTGCAGATTAGCCAACTCTAACTCTCTGCCTGGTTGCAACAAAGCCATCTGTTGATTGAGATAGTTCTGAGCAACCGCTTCAGGAGATTGAGCCAAGTACTGATTACCAAGACCAAACAACCTTTGAGCGCCTGTTTGAAGAGGAGCAAACTGTTGTTGTGCTTGTTCTGCTTGAGTCAAACCTTGCTGAGACAAAGCCATGAACCTGTCTTGTTGTGCTTTGGCTTCAGGGCTTAATGTATATCCTGCGCTTGTCAACTGACCTGTTGCTGGATCAAAACCAAACTGTGAAGTACCAAATCGAGTAGTCATTCCGATGGGACGGAAAGTCGCAGACGCTTTAGCGGCAGCAGTCTCAGCATCAATCATTGCTTGCGCTCTTTGAGCCGCTTCACGTGATGTTTGTTGTTGAAGAAGACCTGCACCTGTTGTCAAACCAGTATTAAGAATTCCACCAATATTTGATGTACCACCACCAATAATCTTATTTACTGCGGTTGATACACCTGCATTAACAAGTGATGAAGGAAGCGCAGTAGAAGGCGCACCTGAGGGAATAGCTACAGGAGAAACTCCACCAGAAGGAATTGCAGTAGAAATTGCAGGGGCAAGATAAGCAGGATTGAAAACGCCACCTGCATTTAAATATGCGGCATCAGAAGCAGGAATTCCTGTAGGCACTCCTTCACCAATGAAAGCACCATTACCAACAGGCAATCCAAAAGCAGGATTAAACAATCCTCCAGCTGATGTAAAAGCCGCATCAAAGGCTGGAATGCCTGATACTACATTTTCTCCCAAGAAAGTACCAACACCAGATGGCAGACCTGCTGCTGTAAAGCCAGCCCCCAATCCACCCGCAGCAGCTAAAGCCGCATCTGAAGCCGCAATACCAGACAAAACACCCTCGCCTAGAAAAGCACCAGTAGAACCAGTAACACCTAATGTTGCAGGAGCTGCACCACCCAATAATCCCTCTACACCACCTAAACCAAGATAAGCACCACCAAGAATTAAGGCGGGTTTAACCCAACTAGGAACATCAGAACTTGACGCACCTGTTGTATAGAAAAGAGGCTTACCAGAGGCATCAAACTCTACTCGATAACCTGTGTTTCCTTTTCCTGAGAAAGTTCCACCAAAAGCATTACCAGTTTGACGCTCTGAATATGTATTAGGAACGGGTTGACCAGTTAACTTGTTACCAAAACTTCCATCTGGCAATTGTCCAAACTGAGTAATATCAGTAATTCCAATGCCAGCCAAAATATTAGCCATGTCAGCGGCATTAGCTTGGGGCGATCCTTTACCTTCACCTGTCCACTTTTCTGTAGTGCCTTGACCAAGAATTTGCTGAGTCAGGTATGATTTAGCAACCTCTGGGTTAGAAGCAAGTGCAGAAGATACTTGTGATGGCGAAACACCAGCCGCTTGCATTGTTTGGTTAACCAATGCCGCATCAGCATTAGGGTTAGCATTGAACCAACCCAGAATGTCGGCATTTGTTACCGCTGGATTAGCAGGAGCAGGAGTTGGAGCTACAGGAGCAGGAGCAATAGCCGCTTGGAAACGATTAACAACCTCTGCAACAGGAGCACCAGTTACTTGTGCTAGACGAACAGGAGTAACCCCTGCTTCTTGCATTGTTTTAGCGATCAGAGCATCACTTGCATTTGGATTGGCGTTAAACCATCCCAAAATATCGGCATTACTTACAGTAGGTGCTGAAGGAGCAGGTGCTGAAGGAGCAGGGCCACTAAGCATTCCCTGTGGAGCAACCGCTTGTGCTACTGGAGGAGGAGGCGCACCAGTAGCCGATTGATATTGAGCAGCACTAACACCCGCTTCTGCCATTGTCTGATTGATAAGAGCCGCATCAGCACCAGGGTTGGCATTCAACCACCCCAGAATATCTGCATTAGTAACTGCCATGATGTTTACTCCGCTTCTTTAGGAACTTGCGCTTCAGCCTGTTCTTTAATCTTTACGATAAGAGGCCAAACTCCGCTAGACGATGGGAGGTTTCCCAAGGTCTGCAAAACAAAGTTGATTTCGTTAATGTCTAACTCTAGCTTCATGCTGATGCTGCCTGTAGTGATGCAAGGTCTTCTGTTGTCCAATGATATTGTTTCATTTTTCTCATCCTATTTACAAGTGTTGTGTAAGGTAATTTCAGAAATTCAGCCATATCTTTTATACAACCAAACTCTTGTCCATTAAAAGAAACTTTAACTGCTTTTGGATTTAATCCTCTTGGCAATGAACTTTTAATCCGTCTTTCAAGGCTTAACTTTCTTCCAGTTAATGCTTTTGATATTTTATCGCCAACGCCTAATTTTTTTGCGCTATTGTTTTCACCTAACTGTCTCTCTCTAACAATATGCTTATATGTTTCCATTGTACGAGTCATTGTTTTACTAAACTTTATTCTTGCCTCGTCAGTATGCTGATAACCAGAAGTACCTTCTCCACCATTTGTAATATTGGTAAGAGTTAATCCTTGTAGTTTAAGTTTTGCAATCAATTCTTCTTCAGCCAAAAAAGCAAGTTCCTCATCAATTTTGTCAACAACAATGCGAACATCAAAACCACCAGCCTTTAAAACAACTCGCTTCCAATGCTGATTCCTACGTCTTTCCTCAAAACACCTACGCCCCTTACCTTTGCCAACATAAAAGACGGCATTGGTATCGAGTCGGATGTGTTCGTAAACGTAGAACATTATTTTTAAGCGTTAATAGCGGAATGGAAAGGAGTCAAATCCTCATTTGTCCAAAACGTCTTTGAAACCATAATTATTAGATGTTCTTTATTGCGTGACAGACAATCTGCCCAATCTGCATCAGACATTCCTTCTGGTTTACCTGCGTTAATCAGGTTAACCGAGTCCATAGCAGCAGAGTAGTGCTGTGCAATTTGTTCTGGTGTTAGTGTTTCGTTAATCATTTTAATTTCCTTCAAGTTGTTTAATACGGGCTTCTAATTCTTTAACAGCATTGACTAAGTACCAAGTCAAGTTGTCGGTGTCCACAGACAGAACGCCAGTAGATTCTTGTTTCACGCATTCAGGCAGAACGGCTTGCAGTTCTTGGGCTATGACACCTAGTTGAACGCCAGTTTTTGCAATGGCGCAATGTGTTGACAATTCTGTAATTTCTTCTTCAATACGATACTCAAAGTTGCGAACACGAATTGAATTGATTTTGTTCAAACCATCATTGTTGTCAGCAATGTTTTTCTTTAGGCGTTGGTCGGAAGTAGTTGACCAAGACGAGGAGTTGTTGCCTTGATAAACACCGCCACCATTGGGACTAATAAATCCTGTATTTGAACCTTTACCTGTGAAGTTGTAACCAGAAGCAATAACAAGTTCAGAACCGTTTGTGATAGATGAAGCACGAACTGCGTTGCCAATCAATACATTATTATCGCCAGTTGTTGATGTACTGCCAGCTTCGTTGCCAAGGTAAATATTTCCTGTTCCAGTTGTTTTTGACAATCCTGCGCTTTGACCAATAAATGTATTTGAAGCATCAGTGCAAGAGTATCCAGCCTGATAACCAAAAGCAGTATTAGAACCTCCTGTAATACTTGTGTAAAGGGCCTGATAACCTACGGCTGTGTTGCTATTTGCTGTGGTGTTGTTAAGAAGAGCCGATGCTCCTAATGCCGTGTTGTTTGAGCCTGTAGTGTTGTAATACAAAGCAGAATCACCATATCCATGATTATTTGCTCCTGTTGTATTTGTAAATAAAGCATAGTTACCAAATGCTTGATTTCTTGCACCTGTAGTATTGTTTTGCAATGCTGTATACCCAACGGCAGCAGTATTGGCTACGGCAGTTGAATAAGCAGCTTTAAAACCTACAGCTAAAATTCCAGAATTAACAGTTGTTGAATAAGCTGCTTGATAACCTATTGCAGTGTTTTCAGATGCCGTGGTATTACCATACCCCGCCTGATAACCTACAGCAGTATTGCTAGATGCTGTGGTGTTGGAGAAAAGTGCCTGCATCCCCACTGCAACATTGTTTGCGCCTATTGTATTGCTATTTGTGGCTTGATAACCTACGGCAGTGTTTTGAGATGCTGTGGTGTTGGCTTGAAGTGCCGCAACGCCTAGTGCCGTGTTGTACGAGCCTGTTGTATTGTTACCAAGTGCCGCAGATGCTGTTTGAGCACCGCCAAATGCCGCATTAGAAATGCCTGTTGTGTTTGCATATAGCGTTCCATACCCAAATGCACTGTTATAACTACCCGTGTTATTGGTTAAACTTAATCCGCCAAATGAACTATTGCTACCACCAGTGCCACTATTTGCCAAAGCACTAGCACCCACCGCAGTATTGGTAGACACAGCACCCGCACCACGACCAACAGTCAACAAGTTAATTGTTCCTGTTGTTGTCAGGGTTGTAAACGCACCAGTAGAAGCCGTAGTAGCACCCACAGTACCATTGATATTGATAGAAGCCGTACCAGTAAGGTTAGTTACAGTACCGCTAGAGGGTGTACCAAGAACACCACCATTGATGACAGGCGCACCAGATGAGCCTGTATTGACCGCTAGAGCCGTTGCAATGCCAGTTCCTAGACCTGATACACCTGTAGCGATAGGAAGACCTGTAGCGTTTGTTAAGGTTGCGCTAGTAGGCGTTCCAAGGATAGGTGTAACTAAAGTAGGAGAGGTAGCAAATACTGCTGACCCTGTTCCTGTCTCATCTGTTAAAGCACCCAAAAGGTTAGCAGAACTAAATGAACCCAAAGATGTTGCATTGCCAACAGAAGTGACTGCACCTGTTAAGTTAGCGTTAGTAGTGACGTTACCCGCAGTCAGACCAGAGGCAGTGCCTGTGATGTTCGTGCCTATCAAAGCAGATGGAGTGCCTAGAGCAGGAGTTACCAATGTAGGCGAGGTAGCGAAAACCAAAGAACCTGTACCAGTTTCATCTGTTACAGCAGAGATTAGATTTGCACTTGAAGGAGTAGCTAGGAAAGTCGCCACACCCGTTCCAAGACCTGAAACGCCTGTACTGATAGGCAAGCCAGTAGCATTGGTTAAAACACCACTAGCGGGTGTTCCAAGGGCAGGAGTTACCAAAGTGGGGCTATTGGCAAACACCAAAGCACCTGATCCTGTTTCATCTGTAACGGCAGAAGCCAAATTAGCAGATGATGGTGTACCCAAGAATGTAGCTACACCAGTACCAAAGGATGTAATACCTGTACCGCCATTAGCCACGGGCAAAGTGCCTGTCACACCAGTAGTTAGAGGCAGACCAGTTAAGTTTGTCGCCACACCAGAAGCAGGTGTTCCCAATGCGGGAGTCACCAATGTTGGCGAGTTTGACAACACTACATTGCCTGTGCCAGTAGAAGAAGTTACACCAGTACCACCATTAGCAACAGGTAGAGTTCCAGTAATGTCAGCAGTAGAAAGGCTTACTGCATCCCATGTAGCATTAGTGCCATCAGTCTGAAGATACTTGTTTGCATTGCTTGTTTGGCTAGGCAATAGGTTGTTCAAAGCCGCAGTAGCCGTAGAAGCACCTGTACCGCCATCAGCAACCGCTAAATCTGTGATACCAGTAATTGAGCCACCAGTAATGTTGGCAGCAGAGTTATCTGTCTTTGTTGCAACTGCAGTCTGAATATTGTTAAATTCAGTGTCAATCTCTGTACCTTTAACAATCTTTAAAGGATTGCCAGGTGATAGATTGTCTTTTGATGCAAAGTTAGTAGTTTTGGTGTAATTTGACATGATTTACCCTATTTTGCCATCTTTGGCTTGAATTTCAATCTTTTGAAGAGACAATGAAACATTGTTAATCGTTGTTTCATAACCAGTTTGAACAATCTTTCCCGCACCAGAAGCATTTGCTGTTAGCGTCCTAATTGGCACACCACTTGTGTATTCAGCAATGTTGTACTCAGCAGTCCCATACTCATAACTGGATGTTGTAGGGATATAGACGTTCTCTGCTCGATAAGAACCAGAGTAATCAAAACCCCAATTGATCGTTAGAAACTGATTTGATCCACCAATCACAATGGCAGTTACAGACTTCAGAATAGAAATCATGTTGGGATTACCCAAGTCAGCATTGTTGGTGTAGTACGCAAATCGATAGGTATTGGCATCATCAAGATAAGTTCCATACTTACCAATGTAGCCATTCTTGCCAATGTACAAGTCACCATTACGCAAAGAACGCAAGGCAGTAGGATTAATTGAGTCCCATTTGGTTACACGGGAAGCCCCATCTTGCAAAGATTGCTTGGTATCAAAACAGTAAACTTGGAATGTTGTTGGTAAAACAAGCAAATAAAAGGCTTCTTTTTCTGAATAAACAGACTTCAAATTAGCCAATGTCTCGCTTGACAATGCTGAATTCAGGTCAAAACGAACATTTTTAGATAAATCTCTCAAAGGTGCAGACTTCTCTTGAATAGTCCTCATCAATGAACGAACACCTGAGTCTGACAAGAAAACAACGTCAGAGCCAATGCTTTGAATGGTATCTCTTGCGATACACCCAATAGAACCTACTGTGTCGCTCAAAACAAGAGATGCGGGTGTTGAAGCACCAGAATAGACAAGAATCTGTCGTTTACCAAAGATAAATAAGAAATCGTTGTGCGCTGCCAAGCCCATCACTTCATCAGCACCATTAGGCCATACACGGGATACATCTAATGAGCCAGAAGTACCGCCACCCCATACATGACCTGCAATTAGATCAGAGAAGGTAACTGTTACTTTGTCAGTTGACGTATTAGCTACCCACAAACGACCAAATGCTGAAATAGCAATGTTTGCTTGAGGAACAGTAGCAACATAGCCTGACTTCTCTGAAACTCTGCGATAAGTAGTTGTACTTACTGCGGGGTCATAAATCAGAGGATCGTGACCTGTTTGAAAGAAGTAAGCAATCCCGTTTAAGGATGCAGTTTGCCAGTTATTTGCAGTGATAGTAGGAGCAGAACCACCACCACCATAGGTTAACTCAGTCACCGCATTAGCAGTACCAAGCTTAAATATCTTGTTGTTGCCAGCGAATAGAACTGTAAGAGTGCCATCGTTCTGCACTAACTCATGGATCACACCAACATCGTTAGCACCCAAAGCACCAGAGGAAGCATTAACCCTTGACCAACCTTTTCTAGCACCAATACGACCATACTGATCCAAGATGCAGTTAGTCGCAACCAAAGCAAAGCCAGAGCCTAAATCAAGGGGCGAATCTTCAGTATTCAGGCCATAAAAGCCTGGTGCTGAGAGACTGTAACTTTGAAGTGCTGATGCCATTAGACCGCCACAAAGTTGTCTTCAGGATAACGAGTGGACTCCAATGCAATCGCATCAGAGAGCATTCCTCTAAACAAAGCATAAGCCTCATTAGAGTTTGTTCCACCATCTTCACCACGCTCAATCAAAGCACGAGCATACGCACTCTGAGCAACCAAATAGTCTAAGACCTTGACAGATGTGCCATCAGCAGACAAAGTAGCCTGTGGAATTGTAAGGTCAAACAACAGAGTAAAAGCACCAGAAGGAACTGGAAACAAGTCTACTTTGGTGTCTCCACTACCATCTACACCGCTAAAGCAGAACTCTGAAGGAATAGATTGAGAAGGCGCACCAAGGTTTAGTTTGCGGTTCATGTCCACAAACTCAATATTGCGAAGACCAATCAAACTTGTTGTGTTGATTGCATCATTAACACGAAACTTCTGCCCCGCACCTGTCAAAGCATAAGAACTTGTACCACTGGTAGTCGTTACTGTAATTGTTTGAGCAAGGCAATTCCAGTTGTAAGAGTCTTCAATCTGTCTCTTAGCATCGTTGACAAACTTGCCAATCAAAGAAGAATAGGTTGTTTCGCCAACAGTCGTTACTGTGCTTTCACGCAAGCGAACTAGCACATCGTTAACAAGTTCTAAGTAGGTCATGTTCGTTGCGCTCCTGAAACTTCAAATGTGGCGATAAAACTGAATGAACTACCCGCTTCAGTCGTAATTTGAATCTTATCGCCTTCTTCCAAAACGATATAAGCATTGCCATCAAATTGAAGGTATTGCTTAGAAGTAAAGTTGTATTCAGTCAGGATGTCGTAGGAAGTAGCGGCACTTGCATCATTCCACACCACAGTAATGTGTTTTGTCGATCCACCAGTATTGTGGATATACATGACAGTAAATTTGGCGTAATAACCCGTTGGTACTGTATAAACAGTAGTCAGCGTAGCGGCTGTAGGTTCAACTCCAACGGATACAGGTCTCATTTATTCCTCTTAGAGATCGCCTTAGCCTTAGCCTTAGCGTCTTCCTTGGACGTTGCGCCCCAAGCTCTAAGAGATAATAGGAGTCGGGTAGGCTTCCCATCTTTCATCTCAGCGCCAGGCATATTGCCCATTCGTGCTAAAAAGGATGCCCTACGAGGGTTATCTCCCGACTTTACTGGTGGTTTTAAATTACCACCCGTTTCTGCATTATACGATGCTCTTCCCTTGGCATTCAAGCCCCCCTTGGGGTTTTTTCCTTCTTTTGTTTGCCAAGCAGGAGATTTCATTTCTTCTTTGCGGTCTTAGCCGCAGCCTTAAATGCCGCCTCAGTAGGAGCGCCTTTAGAGCCAACCTTACGCATCTTTTCCTTAGAACCAGCTTTTATGCGTTCTTGTTTGGCATTGATATTAGCGTACAGACCTTGTTTCATTTCTTCTTCCTCTTAGACTCAGAAATAGCAATGGCAATGGCTTGTTTAGGATTCTTCACCACAGGGCCTTTTTTGCCAGAGTGGAGAGTTCCTTCCTTAAACTCACGCATTACTTTCCTGATCTTAGTGGCGGGTTTCATTTACCACGACCTGCTTTTTTCATCATGTTTGTAGCAGTACGACCACCACGGGTAGGCATAGCTTTAGGCTTACCAATAGCAATCATTACAGTAACAGGCATAGATTTCTTCTTGCCATACTCTTTGGCTTCTTTCTCGCCTTTTTCTGTGTATGGGAATTTCTTGTTTCCAACTTGAGGCATATAAATCCTTATCGAACTAGCTTAGTTGCAATGAAAGAAATGATACCGCCAACAACAGAGGCGATTGCCATTCCAACGAAAAAACCGCCTTTAGATTTGTTAGCCATTTCTAAAAGCGTTTTAATATCTTGGCGAAGTGCATGGACTTCATTCTGTAAAGCCTCAACTTGGGCTTCTAGCTTGCCAAATTCTCGTGGATCAATCTCAGACATTTGATTTCCTTGGACGACCCATCTTCTTAACAGGTACTGGAGGTTGCAAAACTATTTGCTTTTCAGAAGTTTCTTCTTGAACTTCATCAATTCTGACGTAACCTTGATGACCTTTCATCGAATCAATATCGTGCTGATAGGTAAAAGTGACTGTTTGTCCACTTGTTAAACATCTAAAGGTCGCCATAAGAACTCCAAAAAAAGGGGGGTATTAGCCCCCCTTTATTACACCATGCGAGCTACAACAATACGAAGTGTTGCAGATGCTAAGTCAACTGTTGAACCAGATTCATTCTGGATACGGAACTTGACTGTGTTTGCGGCAGAAACATAACCTGTTACTGTCAAACCAACCAAATCCACACCCAAAGATGCACCGATAACCAAGTCACCCAAAGCTACGCCAGGGATTGTTACATCGTCTGTCTCGCCAGCGCCATCAACCAATGAACCTGCGTCCAAAGTTGCACGTACAGCCCATG